GTTATTTAATGCATCTTCCATATTACCTTCAACAGATAGATTAACTCCTGCTCCTAGGGGGTTTGACATTTATTAATCACCTCCTTTTATTGATTCATGCTCTGCTTCATATCGTTCTATAGCCCGATCAAAATAATACTTTCTTTCTAAAATGGGCAAGGAAAGTATATCTCCCCTTGCCCATCCTTTACGTTCACTTAGTATGTCAACTTCATTCCACAGATTTTGTCGGGCTAACGTGAGTCCGAGAGAAGTGCTGAAATAGGTATTACACTTTCATAACTGTTTCCACATACTGGACAAGTTACATTAACTACAAAATTAGGGCCAGGAGAGTTATCGTACAGGTAGTCTATAAATGCTTGTCTATCCTTTGAAGACATCTTATCATAAACACCAATATTTGGAGCAGTTAAATCTCCAATACTTAGTATAATACGATGCATTAGGTTGCTATTAGCCAAAGCTAGATTGACTTTAGCTATAGGTTCTAGAGCTTCGCTATCAGATCCTGTAGGATAACGGAATACTACATGCTTATGACGCTGACCTGTTTTGGGGTCTAGTATACCAAGTGGCAAATCCATATTGTCAGTAGCAAACCCATTTGAATCCCTTGTTACGTTGTCTGGCAGATAAACAACCTCTATTGCTTGCTCTAGAAAAACTGTTACCTCATTAACATTCTTACAAGCGTTGGACGAGCATGTAGATTTATAGACCAACTGATCTCCAAATGTAATTTGACGGTTCATGAAAAGGATATAATCTCTGTCTGCATTTGTTAGATTCCTTGCCAAGTCTGGAGTTATCTTAGTTATATCTCCTATTGACTGAATAATACCATTAGAAAACAGTGCAGTTAGAGCTTTTGTACCATTTTCCTTAACTTTAGGATCACTAAGTTTATATTCGTCAGACCCTAGCATTCCTTCTGGTCTAAACTTAATCACTCGATGCAATTTTTCGGAAGAGTCTACATAACCTACTGGCAATACCCCAGTATATTCATCAACGAGCATTTCACAATAATGTTCAGGCATAGTATCTTTCCAGGACATTGTAATTCCTCCTATAATTTAGACTAAAAAGGGCAGGGCAATTCAAGCCCTGCCCTAAAGGCTACTTATTCTAGCGTAGCTTCCTTCTCTTCATAAGTTACAGTAATGCGCTCAATCAATACTTCACTTGAAAGGGCATCCAAATCTTCTTGTTCATGCTTTAGCACCCATGCTCGTTTAAGGTACCATGTTCTAATATCATCTCCTGTAATTGGATCTTGCAATGTAATAGTTATTGTAAGTCTGAAATTAGCATTTCCATCAGCTATCTGCATAAAAGCGTTCCACAGGTCTATATCACCGACAAAAACACCACGCTGAAGGGTTACATCTTCATGTTTGAGTAGTCCAGGAAGTTTTCTACGTCCTAGTCTAAAGCCACCTTCTCTATATTCTGCTTTTTCATACTCTGAAGTTAGACCTCCTACCCGGTTAAAGCCCAAATTATTGAACTTAAACTGGCTATCTTCAGATGCAATAGTGACTCTATATTTAAATTTCCTAAGTGGATCATAAGTCATAGCAGTTACAGCTTCTGCCATCTAATATAACACCTCCTTATCGAGTAATACCAATAGAAATTGTAACCATCTTTGCTAGTCCCTTACGTGCATAACCAACATCAATCTGAAGATGGTTATTATCGGTCTGTTCCTTAGGGTTATTCTCGCGGTCACACTGCACGAAGAAGGGCATAGGTGCAGCTTCATCAAAAGCCCCTTCTGCAAGCAAACGTGACATGAATGCATTTCCAGTCATAGTAACTAGGCCACTAGGCCCTAGAATTCTATCATCAATTGGCTCAAACACTACCCACTTAAAATTAGCATCAAACCATGTCTTGATGTAAATCTGCAAGAGTTGATGGTTTATTTGAGTGCCATCAAGGCAATTATTACCCCATACAACAATGCCTTCATTGTCTAGTAGTCTAATACAGTTAACACTAATAGGATCAAGAATATCCTGCTCTGCATCAGTAATGTACCATTCTAGACCTATTGCATTACCAAGGGCAGTTTCTACACCCGCAGGGGCTTTTGCTATGCCTCTAGTTGCGTTTATCTTAGAGTATACTCCTGCAATATGGCCAGAAGGCGGAAGCAGTATAGTAGGTGTCTTACCTTCTCCGATAGGGTCGAGAGCAGTTATCCAAGGATAGTATATTGCAGCATATTTAGATGAATTTATTGTTGCTTTATACTGGGCCATTTCAGTGGGTGTCTTACCCATAGGAGCATCTAGTATTCCAAAACGGAATCCATCATTTCCAACATACGAAGTAATCGCATTATGGATAGATACAGTTGTTCCACCAGGAATAGAAATGTTAACAGCACCCTTTATTGCATCAAAAGCATATAATCCAGAATGGATGGCAGGATCTCCTATAAAATCATTATCAGTAATTCCTTCATCACCATTGCTGCCACCAGTCAGCTTAACAATACCCTCTGTTGCAGCAGGCATTGTTACCTTATCTTTTACTGTGATTTTAATCAATGCATCTACTACTTTAGATTCCGCAGTAGCTGGAGTGCAGTTAAGGTAGTCTGCAATTTTTATACCGTTTTCGTACAAAGTAAGAGTATACGTAGTTTCCTGAGCTGTAATTGAATATCCCAAATCATTTCCCCAAGTACCAGGAGTTGGAGCAGCGAACTCTAGGACTACTACTCCGGGTTCTCCTCCGTCTGTAGCGGTTGCTGTTGCAGTTTTAGCTACAATCTTTTTCTGTTCATCTATAGCGGATACACGGGTAACCCAACAAACTGTTCCACCGTTAGCAAAGTATGACCTAACTGCATACGCTAGATAAGCGTCTTTAAGAAATGAACCAAATTCACGAACAAAATGTGCCCAGCTAGTAATGTAAGTTGCGGTATTAATGGGCCCCTTTTCTGCTATACCTACGAATCCGGGTATAGCGGCTCCCACGGGTCTAGTAGGTACGTCTTTGGGCAGTGAGTCTACAACATACACACCAGGATGTAGCTGATTCATCTATTTCTCACTCCCTATTAATTAAAGTTGTATGCTTAACGAGTACATCACGAACGACTTTCAAATTCTCACGCTGTCCAATATCAAAGTACGTATATACTTTGTATCTCCATTGAGCACCAATCTTTCTCTGTCCTATAGAACCCTCATGATTTGCGCTTATAAAACTGTCTTTACGATCTTCAGTTCCTAACAATGGAGTACTATACAATTCGGTAAACAAATTTACCCCATTAACGCTAATTCTACCGAATCGTGTACCAAGACGTTGGTATATCTCCTTACGTATTAAATCTCTTTGTTGTGCAAACCTAACATAACATCTTACATCAATATACACAATATAAGGATCAGGTTGCACCCTTCGATCTAGAGATATCAATAATCCTTGTTCGTCGTACTGTGGGTTATCAAATACTCCTCTAACCCCTGATATGGCGCGAGAAGTATCAATCACAACAGAGGATTCATAGAAAACCAAAGATGGGTAATCATTTACCACGATTTCAGGCTCTGGATTTATATACAAAGGTTTTACTGTTGTAGTGATTTTACGCCCCATATCATCCTCATTTGGAACCGTAATAGGAGGAGTAGATAGCAATTTCTTTATGGCTAAACAAATATCCTCTGGAAATAAATCTGGCATAAAATCACCTCCAATAGTCATCTAATCTTTTCTGCAACATCCTTATAATTTTGTGTTGTGTTCTATACCAAAATTGGTCCCAAGCAGGGGTAAAATGTGGACGAGCCGGCATATTTATAGTACCAAATTCTAACCACTGGTAAATATCAGTCATTAATTGGCCTGATGCTTCATGTATTACATCTTCTGGTGCTCCGGCATAAACAGTATTTGTGCTCAAATCTACTTTTACATCTAACTTACTCAGGTACTCTCCCGTAGCAATCAGAATCCTATTGTCCAATTTTTCTGTTGTTTTTCTCTTCGCATAATCAGGGGACAGTGGTGCCAGATCTATAGCTTGACCCTCTACAACTTCACGTAAATAGAAAAGAAAATCCCAAGCTATTTCTTCTACAATTTCAATTGTTGCCTCTATTAGGAATTCTTGTAAATTAGCAATTTTCAATTTTATCTTTTCCCAGTCCCCTGTTAACTTACTTCGCATATTCTGCTGCTCCTATATTGGTAAAAATATAGTTGTCTACAAACTGGACATTAGGATTATGCTCCGTTATCACAAATAGCTTTGTAACACTATCTCTATCTATAATACCTATACGGTCTTTATTACTGACATGCTTTATTCCAATTTCTCTGAGGTCTTTAGTTACAAAAGTAATTTTTATTTTAACAGTATCGCTAAGGCCCGCATCTGCAAGTTCCTCTATAGAAGGATTATACGTAATTATTGCAGGAATAGGTCCTCTTGATTCAAATACTGCATCTTTTCCAATCCGTTCTTCATACA